CTGCCGGAGGGGAGTATTCCCGAGGCAAGTTCAGTGGCCTGACGCCCTGCTTCATCGTTGTCGAAGAAGAGGACGATTTCTTGGTATCCCTGTAAGAATGGGATTTGTTTTTGCAAGTCTTTCTTGGCACTTGCCGCACCATGAGGTAGGCTGACCATCGGCCAACCTGACATAGCCTCGTAACAACTGGCTGCATCTAGTTCTCCTTCGGTGATAACAATTCTTTTACCACTTGACGGAAATAAATGCTGTCCGAATAGAGTGCTTGTAGCTCCGCCTTCGTAGTGGAAGTCTTTTTTCTTTGACTTGATTTTGAAGCCGACAACTCTGCCGCTCTCGTCATAATAAGGAAACCTAAGTGTGTTGCCGTATCTGTATATTCTGTAAAAAGAGTTTGTAGCTTCGCTAATTCGTCTTTTGTGCAGCTGTTCAGCTGATCCGAGGAACTGTACTCTTTCATTATTCATCTTGTATGTGGGTGTGTCCCCTTCCGCAGGGGTGTACGTGTGGCACGAAAAGCAAAACTTGTGACCATCAGAGTAAACTGAGTTAGCATCTGACGAGCCACAGTTATCACAGGGTTCGTGTGCCACAAATTCGCTTTCTTCGTTCATATTAACCAATCTATGGGGATTGCGTGTGCACTTGCCCACTTGATGCCATGCTTCTCACACCATTGGGCATAGGTTGTTTTGGATTTCTTGCTGATCTTATTGAACGGAGCTTGAAATACCATACGTAAATCAATGTCGGGATTGTCTCGCATGACCGCCTTGATCTTACGTCTATCTTCTGCATCCCAGTAGCCTTTAGTCTCTAGCATTACACCATTGACTAGGCAAAAGTCTGGGTTGTAGTGGTGCTGTATGGTATAAGCAACCTTGTGGGTCTCATACTCATACACAGCACCTACTTTATCGAGAATGTCTGCAACACTCTCTTCTAACTTAGACCTAAAAGTCTTCTTCTTCTTCATCAGGTACTGGTGCGACTACTGTCTCAGGGTTTCTTGCTGTCTGTACTGCAACGAAGCCATCAGTCTTACCGAACATGTCGGCAACTTGTTCATCGTCCATGCTATCTGTGTCTACAGCAGCACCTTCGCCTACAGCAACAACTTGTACGCCAAGCAGCTTAAGGCTACTTCCGTAGGTAACGCCATCTCTGAGGATGTATGGCTTCTGAAAGAAACCAAGCTTAACTGTTGATCCACCATATAGTGGTGTCTTTGCATCAGTGATGGGTGTACCCTCTGTGTCAACGACACCGGGTCTCTTGTCTTCTCCCCATGAGAATTTGATTTTGTATTTTCCATCTGCTACCTCCTCCCATGGTGTGGGTTTAAGGGTGGCTCTCTTTGGATTCTTGAGTTTAGACTCTGCCCATCCGAGCAAAGCTGATCTCTCTGTCTCGAGTGCGTCAATCACATCTTCACCAACAACAGCTGATAAAGAGTAACCGAACTTACCCGGTTCAAGTATGGCTTGGAAGCCTTCTAATTTAATTTCTTCAGTAACGTGTACGTTCTTGGGCATTTTAACAAAAAAAGTAAGTTGATTCAATAACCGACTCTGGCTGTAGATCGCCAATGATCGGTGGTTCTGTCTCTGCTCCTATTTGTAGAGCAAAGTCACGGAGATAGTCATGTTCTGCAAAGAGAATCATGTACGTCTCCCTTATTATAGCAGATAATTTATCCATGTCGCAACATCTGCTTAACACACTGTCATGAATTAGTGCGATTGGTTCATCAAAACTACGCACAGCTAGGTGTAAGAGTGATGCGTCAAGACTGTGTATCAGGTTGGGTGCAGTGGCTGCCTTGTGCCGACTGAGATCGACGTCATTAGTCTCATCTGTCGCAACACTAAGTTGACATCTGCCAAGAAGTTGTAGGTCTAGACGCTCTACTTTCTTCTTCATAATCCGTTGCTTAACAACGAAGCCTGATGGTGTTGTCCACTCCACATGATCTGCTCCATGCTTGATAGACTTAGACACCTCTGTCTCAATCCACTTCATCACCGACATCGGACCGGGCACGATCAAGTTCATGGCTTTCCGAACCGAAGCGACAATGAGTGTGAGTTGGTCTTTATCGACCTCTATACCTTTCTCCCTTAACGCATCCTTGATATACGATCTGTTGGAGAATGGTTTAGCGTTGTATGGTATAGTCATAACTGTACGTTTGACACACTTTCTATCCCATACAGGATGTACACATGTTGGAATCCCTAAGCTTAGTGCTGTCTCAGCAACCTTAGCGTACGCATCTTGAGGTTTACTTGAGGGGACGACATTGACAAGTGTAGCTGTGGACTTATCCCGAGCCAGACCAGCAAGTATCTGCAAGCCTGAGCATGTAGCGTCGGTAGCCACGGGTAGTGATGTAGTCTTTCTATCTAGTTTAATACAACAATGATAGTATTCATCACAGGCAGCAAGAAACTGCCATGGTTCTTCTGCTCCTTCCCACTCTGCAATAAATGCAATAGGGTTAGTCGCAACAGCTGAGACAAGTGAGACATTACTTCTAGTCCACTCTAGTCTTTCATCCATAGTAGCTTTATCAAGACCATAACTGGTAGCTACTTGGAAAGCGAGCCACTTCTCTGATATATCTTCTGCTTCATCTGCAAACTGTAGTAAACTTTTTCCAAAGTCTGTATCTTGTGGTGTAAGAAAAGCAGGGATAGGGTAGGCACGACCACGATAGTCGAACGACCAAGGTATATAAAAGTTAATATCCTTGTAACGACGTACGGCTTCCATGGTCATGCGTGTGCGGCAGGATCTCTTGAACTCTGCTGCTCGCTTATTCATTACTTCTGCCGCTTCCCTACGATACCTCTTACGGGATTCTTTGTTGTCTGCTATGTCGTATGGCTTTGGTGGCAGCTCGTAATTTATGATCGGGAGAAACTTACCTACACTTATTCCTCTCTCTTCTAACAACTCTGCGGTCTTTACTATAAAGGGGTTAAGCCGGTATGTGACCTGTTGTATTTTGTTGAGAAAAGATATAGGTATTTCCCCCTGTATACGGGAGGGATCGCCCCTTCTGACCAAATCGTGTCCTTGCATTAATTCATTGAGCATATAACCGCCTGCTGACTCGTTAGACCAGTCTTTTGGAGGTATCAACATAGGCCACGCTAATGGACTAAATATTTCTGCATTTGCCATGACCTGATCTTTGATGTCCATGAACTCAGCAGTAGGTGCTATGAATACTGTAGTCTTACGACCTGTACGCATACGCTGCTTGTAAAACCAACCACTTGCTTGCATGATACAGTCAAGTAACCATGCTCCTAGCTTGATACGTATACTTCTACTCCACGGCGTCCATGGTGAGACTCCATATCTGTTCATCAACGTCTTGATAACAGTAAGTTTCTGTTGTGTACCTATAGCTCTGTGCCAATAGTTATCTTTAAGTGTCTTGAGCAATGCGGGTGCGTTCTCTTCATAGTGTCGCATGTTACATTCATCTTCAATAGCTCTACCAATAGCTTCACATACATTTGTCGCAATGTTACAACCTTCTTTGTAACCAAACACCTTGTCAAATGTAATCTTACATGCAATAGCAGCTGCCGCAAGCGGCTCGATTGTAGTCAAGTATATGTGTATATCTCTAAATGCTGCACCATACTTACCTTGATGTATCTTTGTATTAGTCGTGAGTATCTTGTCAACTACGAGTGGTAACAAAGTTTCTATCGAGGCTATACCATATATACTAGCAGATGAATAGTTCTGTTGTTCTAACTTGAGTGTCTGATCTCTAAGACGCTTCAGCCCCTGAGAAATCTGTGTCCTCTCCAGCTGTATCTGCTGGTCTATCTGCTCTGGTGTAACATATGTCATTTAACTGGTCTCTTACTTGGTTGTATAGGTGTTCGTGTATCTCACTATAGTGTGGATGCGATTTTGGTAGCATATCTAACGCCTGTTTTTCATAAGTGTAGACGTCATCACTTGGAATAGAAATTCTTTTTGTCATTGTCTGTAATGTACTTCTCTGGTTTTAGGTGTTGTATTGTATCATGAGTACACAAAATTAGTTCTTCTTCCTGATCCTTAATAATTTTTTTAAGGCGGTTCTTTGCGTGTTTTGGTATCTGATACGAGTATTCTTTGACCTTACCTGTCTTACAGTTGCGTGTACGAATAATGCAATCATGTGAGTCCATGATTTGCCAGTCGTTCATCTTCCAGTCCATGAACAAATCATACTCCATTGGCTCAAACCATTCGGCAGGGCATCTGGCAATCTTATTGTAGTTGTTGGGAAAGTATTTCTTTGTCATAGGGTCTGTATCTCCTGTTAGGATTTGCGTGTTTGTCAAGGTATACGTCCTTGAGGGTGGTGTTATACCACTCCTTTGCCATAGAGTCAGCACGATAGGCTGCTTCCATGTCATCTGATGCCATAAGGCAAAAGTGCTTACCACATTCCGTGTCGGCACAATAGTAGCGGTAAAGGGTCATGATTGTGAGTGGGTGAGTTTTTTAATTAGCATTTTGGTACGTTTCTTGGCAGCCTGTACCATTCGAGGCTTCTTTTTGTATTTTGGTGGCTTCTTGCTGTGTTTCTGCCAGTTCGGTGTTGTTGTCATAGTTCCAATGGCGGATTACACCGCTGATAATAAATGTGTTCGTGATTAGGTATGTGAGTAGTATGATGGTGCGTACGACAGCTACGACATTGTCATAGTCATGTGTCTTGTCATCAGCAAAACTACCGAGTGCGTACTTCCATATCTTCCAGATCATTTGGCAATGTATGGGTATTGTACATCATCAGGGTAGTACCAGTCAGCTAGTTCATACTCCATATTGTTACAATGGTTGACTGCATACGCCCCTGCTTTTGTCTGATTATACACTATCTCCTTGTCGACTTCGACCTTAATCAACATGTATAGTGGTTTTGTAGGTACATACTTGTATGGATCTTCGATCATAAGTACCCCGCTATTTCACAGCCGGGCTCGTCGTAGAACCACGAGATACATACTGTGTCTGGATATTTTTCTCTGAGTGCATGGCATATAGCTTCTGGCGGAGCCCATGCTGTATTGAACTCGATCTCCATATTCTCAGGGTCAGGGTCTACGACCTCGACATCATATGCGTCCCACTTGGTATCCCAGTTTTGTACTCTCCAGTCATACCATCTGTCGTCTGTTCTACCTGTGGATTTGAATACGAGTCGCTTCCATGGGTCTTCAACATACTGTGGTAACTCGCCAACCTTACCTCTGTCATATACTAGACCTTGTACGTCTTTAGACATAAGAGGTGTGTTAGCCCAATCTGGTTCTGGTATGATCTGTGTAAAACACTCTTCGTCCTCGAACATCTTTTTAATTTCTTTGATGTCTTCGATAGCTTTAGATGTGTCATTTCCGGCAGGGTAGAATGTAACCCTGTTGTGACAATGGTTTGGCATAGTTATCTCCTTACTTGTTGTTGTATCTAGCGATTAGCTTGTCGAAAGCAATTTGGCTATCTGAAATCATTGTAGCATAGTTATTGTCATATAATACAGCTTGTAATAATTCGTATAGAAACTTGTTCTCGTCTGCTGATATACCTACAACTCTGCCTGCTTTCTTGGTAGCTTTTGGTGTAGCTTTCTTGGTAGGTACTATACCCTTTGCTTTTGCTTTCATAGACTTAACAACTGGTGCTTCTTGCTTTTTAAGTGATGCTTCTAGCTGTGCAACCTGTATAGCTGCGTCCATTTTAGCTTGCTCTTCTGCTCTCTGCTCTGGTGTAGTAGAGAAGTCATAGATAGGTAGTTCTGATTTGTTTGGTGTTTGTGTCATGGTGGTAATAAATGATGGTTTACGTGATGGTATGCGTAGATAGTTGGTAGCTAGCCACGGCTTGGTGTTGAGATACTGCTTGTACGCAGTGATAGTGTCGATAGTAGTGTCGAACTTGATAGACTCTGGCATGGCACGTGTGAACTGTGCGACCTTGTGTGATGCTTGTGAAAGATCGTCGTCGAAGCAGTCATGATAAATGTGCTGTGCTTGACATATGACGTCGTAACAGGTATGTACCTTGCCGTAGCGTTGGTAATACTCGTCACATAGTGCAATGCCATGTAATATGAGCCATGCAAGATTGTACTGGTTGGCAGCAGCCCACTGCGTACATGGATGGTTACGAAATGCACCATGCTGAGTACGATATGGTGTGCCGTCTTGCTTATATAATTTACCGACGCCGTAGTACCAATCGCTGTATATAATAGCAAGCATTTGGCAAGTCTCGAGTGGCATCTTGACTATGTGCTTGTCGGGTAGGTTGCGAGCTGATTGTACTGGGCAGCTATCAGTAACAAAGATATTCATATTATTATAATAGCAAAAATTTAAAAGGTTGACAATAAAATGTCAGTAAATCAACAAAATATTATTTGCTGAACGATTCTACGGGGAGTCGAACCCCGACCATGTCCGTGACAGGGACACGTTCTAACCATTAAACTATAGAATCAGGGAGCTACACCATTGGCATAGCATTACCTGTATGTCTCATCATCTTCTTGAGAGCCATATAGGTTTCATATGAGCAATCTGTCCATGTATCTTTCCAGATCATCCAGTCATGCTCAAGTAGTATAGGTATCATAGCTCTGTCGTCTATGTATGTATTGAATGGCATTAGTCTTCCTCCTCGTCGTATTCGTCTCGTCCGTCAGCTATCTCCAAGCTGAAGTACTCAAGCAGTTGTCTAACTGTAAGATCAGGAACTTCTAGCATATCTCTCATGAAACTACTGAATGAGTGCCTGTTGCCGTCGACCATGTAGTAGTATTCCTGTATGTAGTCAGCCTGCCACCTGAGTTGTTCTGGTGTTTGTTGTGGTTGTGGCAATGAT